GGAGCATAGACCATGCTCTTCGGAACAGCTTCATTTGCCGAAACACCCATATCATCATTAACTACTGATGGTAACGTTACAGTAATAGCGCAAAAAAATAGATTAACCGCTTCTATTGGACCAATAAGTATAACAGCAACTGCAGTCACAGAAGATCCAGATCCAAATAAATTAACATTAGGTACAGGAACTGTTACTCTTTCTGGTACAGCTAATGTTACAGGATTAAAATTACCTTTAGTTTTAGGCACTGGAAATGTTACTGTTTCAGGTACAGCTAACGTTGCATCTGTTGGAAACGCGTTGACTATTAAGACTGGAACTGTTACAATAACAGGTACAGCTAATGTAACGAACCTTAAAGTTCCATTAACACTAGCAACAGGAAACGCAGGAGTTATAACTTGGAATGAAATTATACCAGGAGCAACAATGGTGTGGACACCAATAAAACCTTATTAATATGGCATCAACTTATTCAACAGATTTATCATTAGAATTAGTCGCAACCGGCGAAAAAGCTGGTCTTTGGGGAGCAATCACTAATACTAATTTACAAATATTACAAGCAGCGGCATCCGGTTATGTAGAAGTACCTATGACATCGGGGTCCGATGTTACATTAAGTTTAGCTGATGGATCGGCGACCGCGAATGGTAAAAATATATATTTAAAATTAACTGGTCAAATGGCAGGCAATAATAGTTTAATTATACCTGCTTCTACAACAGGTGGTGCAGCAACTAGAATTTATATTATTGAAGATGCAACAGATAGAACTACCGCAAATAAATATACTTTAAGTATTAAAACAGCTGGATCTTCAAGTCCAGTTCCAGTGCCTGTAGGATCAACATTGATAGTAAGATCAGACGGAACTAATACAGCGTTAGCTTTAAGACAAGAAGGACATTTAGCAATTAATTCATCTTCTATTACAGCGTATACTGCTGTAAGTGGTGATGTATTATTAATAGATACACAAACCAACGCTGTTACAATTACACTACCTGCCTCACCTAGTGCTGGTGATGTAATTACTATTATGGATTCTTCAGCTTCTGGAGGATTTGGTTCTAACAATGTTACAGTAAATAGAAATAGTTCTAATATTAGAGGTGCTGCTTCTAATTTAACTTTAAGCACTAATAATCAATCGATTAAACTTTATTTTACTAACGCAACTAAAGGTTGGCAATACGTATACAACCAAACATCATAGGAGTAACAGATGCTTACGAAAATTAAGTTTGCTCCTGGAATTGACAAACAAGATACTGCCGTTGGCGCAGAAGGTCGTTGGGTAGATTCAGATAACGTAAGATTTAGATATGGCCTACCAGAAAAAGTAGGGGGATGGCAATCTCTTTTAACAGATACTATGGTAGGAGTAGCCAGAAAACAACATGCTTTTGTTGATAAAGAAGGTAACCGTTATGTTGCAATTGGAACAGATAAGTTTTTACTTTTATATTTTGAAGGACAACTACACGATATTACTCCTGTAAAGGCTACAATCTCAAGTGTAGTAATGTCTGCTGCAGATGCAACTAAAGAAGTATCATTAACCTTTTCGTCTAATCATAATTTACAATCAGGTGATATTATTTTATTAGATAATGTTACAGTTCCAAGTGGTATCGGTTTAACAGATGCTGCATTTGAAGATAAACTATTTCAAGTAACAAGAGTTACATCTTCTTTGGTAGCGATTGTAACTGGAACACAAACTACAACAGGAGCTGCTGGCGGTGGAGCGTGTAGTGTAATTCCTTATGAACCAGTTGGTCCTGCCGCACAGTCTTATGGTTATGGTTTTGGTATTGGTCAGTATGGAGGAACTGTTCAAGGTTCTGTTACAACAACTTTAAATGGTGCGTTGCTCGCAGACACTAATGGTACCGGTGGATCGGGAACCGTTATTAATGTTACATCAAATACAGGTTTTCCAACTGCAGGAACTATAGCAGTTGATAATGAATTAATTACTTACACAGGAAAAGGTACAAATACTTTAACAGGTATTACTAGAGGTGCTTTTGGAACTGCAACTACTGGTACATCAAATGGTCAAGCTCATTCAAATGGTGCAACCGTTACTGATGCTACTGAATGGGGAGGATGGGGTGATGCAGTAGATGCTGGAACAATTACACTAGAACCAGGACTTTGGTCTTTAAGTAATTTTGGTGATGTATTAGTTTCAACTATTGCAAATGGTAAAACATTTACATGGAATTCTGATATTGCAGCACGATTAACAACGAGAGCATCTACAAGTACTTCTGGATTTTCTACAACCAATAATCCAACAGCAACAAGAACAACTTTAATTTCTCCAACTACACGTCACTTAATTCATCTTGGAACAGAGACAACTATTGGAGATCCAAATACACAAGATGATATGTTTATAAGATTTTCTGAAGATGAAAATATAAATGGATATACACCAGAAGCAACTAACACAGCAGGTACACAGAGAATACAAGATGGTACAAAAATTGTAGGAGCTTTGGTTGCAAAAGAAAATATTTTAGTGTGGACAGATAATGCATTGTATACAATGAAATTTGTAGGTGCACCATTTACATTTGGGTTTGAGCAAGTTGGTACTAACTGTGGACTCATTGGTAAGAATGCAGCAATTGAAATTGATGGTGTTGCATACTGGATGGGTAACAATGGTTTCTTCTCTTTTGATGGCACGGTCAATACACTACCTTGTAGTGTAGAAGATTATATTTATGATGATGTTGATACAACAAAAGGTCAACAAATTTGTGCAGGTATAAATAATTTATTTACAGAAGTAACTTGGTGGTATCCAACATCAGGATCAGATTTTAACAACAGATATGTAGTTTTTAATTATGGTCAAACTAATGAACCAACACCTATGGGTAATTGGTATACAGGAATTAACACTAATTCAATTAGAACAACTTGGATTGATTCATTAGTATATCCTAAACCATATGCTACATCATACAGTAGTTCGGCCACAGGTTCTTTTCCTACAATTATAGGTGAATCGGGTTTAGGTAGAAGTGTATTGTTTGAACACGAAACAGGAAATGATCAAATTAATCCAGACGGAAGTACTACTGTTCTAACATCTTTTATAGAATCTTTTAGCTTTTCTTTACAAAAAGATCAAAGTGAAGTATTTCTAGCCATGAGAAGATTTTTACCAAACTTTAAAACCTTAACAGGTAATAACCAAGTGACTATATCAGTAAAAGATTTTCCCGCAGACAATTCTGTTACAAGTGCATTAAGTCCTTTTACTATTACATCAACTACAACAAAAGTTGACACACGAGCACGAGGACGTTATGCAAGTATTAAAATAGAAAATACAGGGGCCGGCGAATCGTGGAGATTTGGAACATTCCAAGTTGATCTACAACCTGATGGAAGAAGAGGATAATGACAAAAGTAGTAGTAAGATTACCAGAACCTAAAAAAGAATATAGTGAAGATAATCAAAGACAAATTAACAAAGCACTAACTAATATTATTGAACAATTAAACTCAACATATTTAACACAACAAAAAGAAGACCAGGAAAGATTTACCTGGTTAGGATTAGGTTAATGGCAAATATATATAAAAATGATAAAGTAAGTTTAACTAATACTGACAATACAACTTTGTATACTGTGCCAAGTAATTCTCGTGCTATTGTAAAATCTATTTTAGTTGCAGAAGATGCAGGAAGCGCAGCAGTAGTTAAAGCAACATTAACAAACGCAACAGGAACAGCTTTTGTAATTGATAATAATGTAAGTTTAAGTGCTAATGCAAAAGAACAAATTTTGACTGAACCTTTAATTATGACAGAAAGTGAAATATTAAAAGTTCAAGCAACTAGCGGTGCAGTAGATGTTATTGCATCAATATTAGAAATCAACAGGGAGGACAGATAATGTCATTTATAGAACAAGAAGAATCGTTTGAAAAACAAGTTATTGATGGTGTTGAAGTAACAGTATATAAACCTAGAGTTGAGATTACTGTGAAACATATGATAACAGGTCAAGAATATGGATCAGACGACGAAGCAAGACAAGATATAGA